AATGAAATTAATGGAACTGGCGATTCTGCTGCAAAGCTATATTGGAAGAAGAATGATACTGATCTTTTAATGTCTCTTGATATGAGTGGCAATTTAGACGTTACTGGTACTGTTGAGTTTAATGGCTTGTCAGGCACTGGTACTGTAACAGTCACCAACATCCTTGATGAAGATAACATGGCAAGCAATAGCGCTACTGCTCTTGCAACCCAACAATCAATCAAAGCTTACGTTGATGCTAACGCTGGTGGTGGTATTGCGCTAACTGATTTAAGCTCGGTTACTGCATCGCCAGGAACTACTGGGCTAGCATACGACAATACTAGCGGGGTGTTTACTTATACCCCATCCGATCTATCCTCTTACCTGACAGCCAGTAGCTCTGCAACCTTGACTAACAAGTCTGGCAACATTTCACAGTGGACTAATGATTCAGGATATACCACCAACGTAGGCGATATTACTGCTGTAACTGCTGGTACTGGTTTAACTGGTGGCGGTACTACAGGGGCCGTAACTCTCAACGTAATTGGCGGTGATGGTATTACTGCTAACGCAGATGACATAGCTCTGGATAGCACTGTTGTAAGAACTTCAGGTGTTCAAAGCATTGGAGGTCAAAAGAACTTTAATGGCGTAGTGCGTTTAACAGGCTCTGAAACAAACAATACTCCTTTATTTAGAATGACAGCAGGCACAAGCAGTGACGCAACAATACAGTTTGGCGATTCTGGTGATTTTGATATAGGTAAAATTAATTATGCCAATAATGGTAACTCAATGTCATTCACTACTAACGCTGGTGAAAGGGCTAGGATTACTTCAACAGGTGACTTCCTTGTAGGGAAGACGGCTCAGAACCAAACCACTGTAGGATGTGAGCTTGATGCTATTGGTATAATATACGCAACATGTGACATTGCTGGATATCAAGGCATCAATATAAGGAATAACTTTTCAACAGATTCACTAGTAGGCTTAAGGGCATTTAACGGTGTAGGACAAATAACCTCTACTTCCCCTACTGGCGGTGGACATAGTATCGCCTTCGATGGTGGATTCAGTGGAGAGTACGCACGATTTACTAGCGCAAAAAGATTAGGCATAGGCATTACCGCACCGACTCAGGCACTGCATGTTGTTGGTGACATAGTGGCTACAGGTAACATTACTGCTAACTTCTCTGATGAACGCCTCAAAGACTTTAAGGGAACTATTCCTGACGCACTGGATAAGGTAGCCCAACTTAACGGTTACTACTACACTCCTAACGAAACTGCCCAGTCTCTTGGCGTAGACAACAATGGAGTAGAGGTCGGTGTCTCTGCTCAAGAAGTAGAAGCTGTACTGCCGGAAATTGTTACTGACTCTGTGGTAGGTAAAGACTACAAGACAGTGATGTACGAAAGACTAACCCCTCTACTTATCGAAGCAGTTAAAGAGCTGACTCAAAAGTTAGAGAAACTAGAATTAAAATTAACTGAGATGGAGAAATAAAATGGCTTTAATTTGGAATATTGTAGCATTAGATGCAACCGTAGCTACTGGCGCAATTAATACTGCACACTGGGAAGCTTCTGATTACGAAGTTATTGATGACGCAACCCATAGAGGCCGTAGATATGGCACTGTTGGTCTTGAAGCTAACGTAGATGCTGAAGGCTTTATTCCTTGGGCTGACGTTACTGAAGAAAATGCTATGGCTTGGGCTAAGGATGCTTTGGGCGAAGAGGAAGTTGCCTCTATTGAAAGCTCTATTGCTGATGACATTGCTGAGTCTAAAGTGCCAGTAACCACCAGTGAGAATCCTTGGGTTGTAGCAGAACAACAGGCTGCTGAGGAAGCTGCTAGACTTATCCTTGAAGGCGCTGAGTAATGACTCTTGCTGCTTCAGGAGCAATGTCTCTTGCTGGCACTGAAACTGATAGGTCGGTTCAGGTAGCACTTGGCGGTGACGGTTCTACACAGATTTCTATGAATGACAGCGCAGTGAGGGCTTTGGCTGATAAAGCTACTGGCCCTGTCAGTATGAATGATTTTCATGGAAAGTCTGCTGCTGGGGGAATAACTGCTCGCTATATTCGGCTCACTGGGTTTACAAAGTCGGTAAATGCTGGCCCCTTCATTTCACAGTTTGCCTTGTATACAGATGAAAATTTAACAAACTTAATTATTGGTCAAGATGCTAGCACTAACCCTACCATACCACAGCTTTCTGCCAATGTTACTCCCTACTCCAGTTTTTCAGCCAGTAAGTCGGGGTCAGCCGCTACTAATACAGGTTGGTATTTGGGTGGCCGCATTGCCTCACAAATTATAAACGACTGGATTCAGTACGACATGGGTTCGCCTATTACCATAGGAAGCATTTTAGTAAGAAACGGATACGCCAGCATTACTACTAACTATTTTGCTTCTGCTTTTAATGTTGAACATTCTAATGATGGAACTAACTGGACGTTAATAGAGGCTGTGACTAACACCTCCGGCCCAACTGTTAACACTATTAATACTTAACTTTAAGGAAACAAAAATGAAATATTTATTATTAGCATTACCCTTGGCCCTTATGGGCTGCAACACTTTTAATGCCGCAGTAGACGGCTCACAAATGATTGTAGACAGCACTATTGATTCAGCACAGTCTATGGTTTCAGATACCGCTAAGGGTATTGGCGCAGGGTCTGCTACGTTTGTTGAAGGCATTGCCACTGACATTCGCAAAGCGTCTGAGTAAGCTCACTATCTTTACGGTAAAAAAATAATGACTACAGTTAGAGAAATGGAAGCGAAGCTAAACGGGCATGAGAAAGAATGCGCTGTAAGATATTCCAATATAGAAAAGCAACTTGACCAGGGCAACGCCAAATTTGATAAGATCAATACTCGATTTGATGCTATTGATAAGCGGTTGTGGCTTCTTTATCCTTTTGTGCTAGTCTCTCCTCTCTTAGAGAAGTTATTTCAATGAGTATATTTAACTCTTTAATAGCACCCGTAACTGGTCTTCTTGACAAGTTTATTCCTGATGCCGACACCAAGCAAAAAATCGCGCACGAGTTGGCGACTATGGCTGAACGTCACGGTCAGCAAATCGCGCTTGCTCAGATTAAGTTAAACACCGAAGAGGCTAAGGGTAACTGGTTTCAATCGGGATGGAGGCCAGCAACCGGCTGGATTTGTGTTGCTGGATTTGCCGTAAACTTTCTTATATCGCCCTTAGCTGCTGGGGTTGGTGTAGATATACCCCAAGCTGACACCAGTACAATGCTGCCAGTTTTGATGGGCATGCTTGGTCTTGGTAGCCTAAGAACCGTTGAGCGGATTAAAAATAAATAAGGAAGTAAATAATGCCCTTAATAAGTCTTGATATCCCTGCTGGCATTTATAGGCATGGCACAGATTTAGAGTCAGCTAATCGCTGGCGTGACGCCAACTTTATACGCTGGGAAAATAATGCCGTTCGCCCTATTGGTGGATGGCAGCAAAGAGAAAACATTGTTGTCCCAGAGTCCCCGGTTGGCATTACTATTAATGCTCCAGCCAGAGGAGCTTTGGCGTGGGTAGATAACTCTGCAAATCCTAACCTTGCCGCAGGAACTTACGAAAAACTTTGGCATGTTTCAGGAGTTGGTGTGGCGACAGATATTACTCCGTCTGGCTATGCTGCAGGAACCGAAGACTCAAACCCCAATATTGGTTTTGGTGGCTATTATTTTGGGCTTGGACTTTTTGGAACTGAGCGTCCGAGCAACAGCATTGGTGCAGAAGCTACAACCTGGTCAATTGACACTTGGGGTGAATACCTTGTTGCTTGCGCTAATAGTGACGGAAAGATTTACGAGTGGGCATTAAACCCCGCTGCACCGGCTGCTGTTATTGCTAACGCTCCTGTTGGCTGTAATGCAATATTGGTTACAGAGGACAGGTTTTTGTTTGCTTTAGCGCCTGGCGGAAATCCTAGAAAAATTCAATGGTGTGACCGAGAAGACAACACCGACTGGACTCCTACCGCGCTTAATCAGGCTGGTGACATAGAGCTTCAAACTTCCGGTGAAATACAGTTAGGAGTCAATACGCGAGGCAGGGCGCTTATCTTAACAACTACTGACGCTCACGTTGCAAGCTACAGCGGCCCTCCTGTTGTTTACGGATTTGAAAGAGTTGGAACCGCTTGTGGCGCCATATCTCGGCATTGCGCCGTTGCAATTGATGAGGGCGCTTATTGGATGGGTTACAACGGCTTCTTTGCCTACAATGGATCAGCCGTAGTAGAAATGCCTTGTGACGTACATGATTACGTCTTTAAAGACCTTAACCGGGCAGAACAGTCAAAGGTTAACTGCGTAGATAACAGCCAGTACAACGAATTGTGGTGGTTTTATCCTAGTGGCGGGTCAAATGAAAATGATAGATATGTAGTTTATGATTACAAAGAAAATCATTGGAACATTGGTCAATTAGATCGCACTGCCTGCACTGATATTGGCGTGTTTACAAATCCAATCTGGTTTGCTCCAGACGGAAAAGTTTACAACCAAGAGTTTAATTTTAGCCACGATCAAATGCTTCCATTTTTGGAAAGCGGCCCTATATCGATTGGCAATGGCAACGACATTATGAAAGTTAACGAAGTTATCCCGGATGAAAGCAACCTGGGGGATGTGACGTTGACCTTTAAGACAAGGTTTTACCCTACTGACACAGAGTATTCTTACGGGCCTTACACGATGTTAAATCCTACCGGAGTGCGTTTTCAGGGACGCCAAATTAGAATGCGCATGACTGGCGTTGAACTTATTGACTGGAAGGTCGGCACAATGAGAATAAATGCCGTACCTGGAGGCGGTCGATGAGCTTAGCTGAAAGGCCACCGTCTGCGGGTAGAACCGAATACAGGCGCTGGTCTGAAAGGCTGAACGATTTCCTGGTTCGGACTAAGTCTAAGCTGGCTTTTTATGTTGCTGGAGATACGGCCCAGGACGATGGCGTTATTCTCTGGGATCGCACCGGGTATCCTGTGGTATCCAAAGACGATCAGTGGCGGCAAATTGTCCTTGCTGATGGGTATGGTGAGTTTGCATCTTCTGTAACTTTAACTGCTGCTGCTATAAACACTGGCTACAAAATGCCTTTTAACATTGCCTCATCAAATGGTGGGTTAAGCCTAAACGTCAGCGATAGCACTAGGATAGATTTTGCTGAAGCGGGTGTGTATTCAATTACGGGGCATGTTCAAATAAAAAGCAGCAGCGCCGCCAGCAAAACCATGTACTATTGGCTTGCGGTAAATGGTGTTGCCGTAGATCACTCTGAGCGTGTAACTTTACACAATAACAACGCTTATTCTCTGTTAGCCATTACAGATCAAGTAAGCCTCTCTGCTGGCGATTACATAAACTTATACTGGGCTACTGATGACACTGATCTATGGCTAGACGCGGCTGCTGCAACGTCATTTGCGCCTGCATCGGAAGCTGTTCGCATTAGTATCACCAGATCAAGACAATAAGTGGTATAATCAGGCATTATAAAAGGTGTTTGCATGAATATAGATGATGAGCTTTCTCGGTGTCGAGAATGGATCGAAGCTGCCCTTGATTATTCTGGTGGAACGCACGATTTTGACGACATTGTGCAAGGAATACACCAACTGCGATACCAGTTTTGGCCTGCCGAAAGAGGGTGCGCCGTTACAGAGATAATAATCTTCCCAAAAAAGAAAATATTTCACGTTTTTTTGGCTGGTGGAGAAATGGACCAGATAGTAGATATGAATGATTCAGCAGCACAATTTGCAAAGGCTCAAGGATGTGACGGAATGTCCATAGCTGGCCGTAAAGGTTGGTCTAGAGTCTTAAAAAACGAAGGGTGGACCGAGTCGTTCACCACATTAGCTAAGGAGCTATAAGATGAGTGGTGGAAAGGGCGGAAGCCAAACAAGCGAAGCAACAATTCCTGAGTGGGCAAAAGAGCCTACGATACGAAACCTAGCAAGGGCTGAAGAAGCTCAGCAAATTGGCTATCAACCCTATATGGGGCCAGACTTGGCAGCTTTTAATCCAACTCAGACGGCTGGCTTCCAGAATCAAATTGATGCGGCTGAAGCATTTGGCTTAGGTGGCGGCGGCACTCCTATGCAGTCTCTAGGTCAGGCGCAAGATTTTGGCGGTGTTCAGGGTTACTCTGCATTTCCTATCTTTGAGCAGGCTCAGCAAGAACTTGCAGCAAGAGATCCAAAACAGCAGGCTAAATATGACGCTTTGTTTGGCAAGCAGGTTCCGGGCAGCAGCATGCCGGGGATTTCTGATTACGCGATGAGAATTGGGAGATACTAAGATGGCTAATGCTAATCAAGGCGGCAATATCAACCAAATGGCTATGCAGGGCATTCAAGGCGGCATGGCAGGAACTGCAGCGGCAGGGATGTATCAGCCAATGCAGGTCCAGGCTGGCCAGATTGCTGGCACAGATTTAAGCGCTTACACAAACCCATATGAGAACCAAGTTGTTGGACAAACTATTTCTGACATGGATCGGGCGCGTCAACAAGAGCAGATGCTAAGTGGCGCCAAGATGGGTCAAGCTGGTGCTTTTGGCGGATCTCGTCATGGCATTGCCGAAGCCGAGACAAACAGAAACTTTTACGACCGACTTGGGTCTACAGTAGGCGGCTTGCGTCAGGCAGGCTTTCAGAACGCTCAGAACATGGCCCAGCAAGACATTTCTGGACGCATGCAAGCTGACCTAGCTAATCAAGGTGCAGGGCAGCAGCAAGCTAACAGAGGTCTTCAAGCAGCCAGTCAATTTGCTAACATCGGCAACTTAGGATTTGACATGGGCCGTCAAGTAAACCAAGACCTAATTAATCAGGGCAACATCGAGCAGCTAATGCAGCAGCAATTGATTGACGCGGCTAAGCAGCAGTTCGCTGGCTACACTGGCGCCCCAGCAGACACTATCGGCTATGTGTCTCAGGCTCTAGGCTCTTCGACTATCCCTCAATCTCAAACTACGACCAAGGAGCCAGGTTTGTTTGACTACCTGTCTATGGGCACTCAAGTGGCTGGGGCAATGTCTGACATGCGCCTTAAAACGAACATAGAGCGCGTTGGCGAGCTTCCTAATGGTCTAGGCTTATATACTTGGGAGTGGACTGAGGACGCAAAGGATAAGGGTCTAAGCAACAGCATGACTCTGGGTGCAATTGCTCAAGAAGTAGAGGCGTTTGATCCTTCGCTGACTGCCAAGATGCCGTCTGGCTATTTAGCCGTAAATTATCAAGAATTGTATAGAGGCTTATAAAATGTTTGGTGCAGAATACGACAAAGAAGAAATGATGCGCAAGATGGCTGAAAGCGCAAAAATGTATGACCCGTCTGCAATGATGGGCATGACTGCTGCTCCAGGCGGAATTGACAACATCAAGGCAACTATTGAAACCACTCAAGCTCCTGCGGGGGATCTAATTGGTCTAACCCCAGGGGCGGGCGTTGATAATGTCGCTGCTACTATTGCAGATATTGGAAACTCCCCTGATCTTAACCCGGCAATGATAGAAGCCTCAAAAGGAGCTGCTGGTGGAATGTCTCTAGATATGGGCAAGCTTGCATCAAGCATGGCAGCTACGCCTATGATGCAATTTGACGCTCCTCCTCTTCCCCAGGCAAATCCTATGGGCTACACGCCTATGCAGGGACCGGGAACGCAAGCTTTGGGCAACGCGGCTGACAATATGGGTTTAATGGAATTGATTAAAAGAGCCCAGCAAATGGGCAGAATGTGAGGGTTGTTTGATGGCTGGAATACTTGATAGCTTAATTGATCGAGAAAGACAAAAACGTGCTGATGAGGCGATGCTTCAACAGTCCTCTCCTATGCCTGTAACATCTCAAGATGTTCCGGCAATACTCAGCAACGCTAACGCTATGGGGAGGGCTGGGCAGGATGTAATGTCGCAACCGCAGATGTCTCCTTTGATCCCTGCAAGCCAACAGCCTCAAAGAGCGCCAGAAGCACCAAAGCCTCCGGGCTTTTTGTCTCGCCTCGGTACTTCTTTACAAGACCCTACAACCCTTGCTGGTTTGTCTGCTGCTTTTGACTCGATGACGTTAAATCCGAATCAGGCTCTTCAGCAGCGCGCTAGCGACATGATGGCCGTAAGATCAGCCACCAAGCAAGCCAACAAAACTGTGCAGTATTTGCGAGCGCAGGGGCGTGATGATTTAGCAGACCTGGTTGAGTCAAACCCCACAATGGCTGCAGAAGTCTTAAAAGGATTGGCTACATCTAAAGCTGGCGGGTTTATGCGTAAAACCGTTGGTGGTGTACAGACTGACCAAGAAACAGGACAAATGTTTACTGTTGAACAAAACCCCAACACCGGCGCTATTACTCGAACAGATATTCCCGAAGCCTATGGTCTAACTGAAGCGGAGAAGAATGCTGCAGCTCTAGAGCTAGTGGGTAGAGAGTTTGATGTAACTAAAGGCTTCGAACTTGGCAATGAACTGTTTAATAAGTTTCAGCTTGTCGACAAAAACATTGGCGATCTTTATCGCGTTGGCGAGTTGGCTGACGAAGGCGCACTTACTGGCTTTATTAACAAGTTTTTGCCTGCTACTGATGAGGCCACTGCAGAGCTGCGTCAGATCACTAAAGGCATGGGTATTGATGTTATCAAATCAGTTACATTTGGTGCGCTTAGTGAGAAAGAGATGGGGTTAGCTATGGAAGTGGCCTTCCCTTCTAACCTAAAAGGACGAGCGCTTGCAGAATACCTCCAAAACAAGATTAGAGCGCAAGAGAAGCTAAGAGATGCGTTAATGCCTGAAGTGCAAATGCTGTTAGGAGGCTCAGGCTTAAAAGAATATTCTAGTTACAAAATTAAGAATGTAAAGAGGCACCAAGCTGCCGCCGGTGCGTTTGAGAGAATGCAAAAATCATCGCCAGAGCTCACCAGAGAGATGTGGAAGCAGATGAATCTAGAAGCGCGAGAAGCTTATATTTCGGCAGAGGATGCAAAACAATGAATGAAGCGCAAAGAGCAATTGTCAGCAAAGCATTAGGTAGTCCATCCCTGGGCGTTCCACAAGCGATAGATCCAGGCAGCCAAAAAATCAGGGCGGCTGCGCAAGGCTTGACGTTTGGGTTTTCTGATGAAATTGAGGGCCTGATACGTTCTTCTCTTCCTAGTGGGCCGGAGTATGAGGTAGTGCGAGATGAAATAAGGAATAAGCTCAAGACTTACCAGCAGGCCAATCCCGGTGAGGCTCTTACGATGGAACTGGCTGGTGCTATTATCCCGTCAATTGTTATATCTATGACTGGCGTTGGTACTGGTGTCGCAGGCACAAACATTGCGCGCATTGCCGGGCAAGCAGCAATAGAAGGCGCGTTGACTGCCGCTGGCACTACGGAGGCTGACCTTGCATCACTGGAAGGCTTGGTTGATGTCGGCAAAGGCACTGGAGTTGGCGGTGTCATGGGGACCGCCTTTGAGGTTGGAGCAGGACGCGCAGGAAAGGGTTTAAGCGCCCTGATGAGCTATGTCCGCAGAAAGATGGGCGGAGCTGACTCAGCAGTACAGGCAGAGCTGTTGCGCTTGCAAAAAGCTACCGGGCTTAGCGTTGAGGAACTTATTGCTGATGTTGCAAATGGCCGTATTATGGCTGATAACGCCACTTTGACGGCAGCTATCAAGGGCATGGTAAACGAAGGCGGTGAGACTGCTGCGCAGATTCTGTCTGTAAGTGGGGCAAGGCGTCAAGCCACTACCGGGCAGGCGCAGGAATCATTGCGAACTGCATTATCTCCAGATGTCGATGACCCAAATATATTACGAGCGAGAGCAGCAACTGAGGCAGATTTAAAACAGCAACAACGAGAGTCCTATCAGGGTGTGTTTGCAAACAAGCAGCCTGTAAGTCAGGAAGTAGCAGATCAAATGCTTAATGTCATCTCACGCGTCCCTGCATCCAGAGCGAAGCTGCAAGAACTGTATCAGATGAGGGATAGTCTTGTTCCGCTGTTTAAAGAGAACGCAGATGGCTCGATTTCTTTTGTGCGAGCGCCAAACATTGAGGATGCAGAAATACTCCGTAGAAACCTGAGCGAAGAGTCTTCTGCTAGGTTTAGAGCTGGCGAAGGCTCTGCCGGAGAAGCTTTTGGTGAGATGGAATCCCCACTCAAAAAGGCTATTGATGTTGAGTCTCCAGAGCTTGGATCTACTCGCGCACAGTACTCCCAGATGAAGACGCAAAACGAGGCGTTTGAAATGGGCCAGCGTAAAGCGTTAACAATGAATGTTGACGAGCTGGAAATTGAGGTTGATAGCCTGTCCTCAAACCCAGAGGCGCTGGCAGCATTTAGAGCAGGCGCTATGGCCGCATTGAACAACAGGGCAAGAAAAAGCGGAACAACCTTAGAGAACATGGCGAAAGAAGATGTACAATTAGGCGCGGCCCTAAGAGTGCTATTGCCATCAGAGCAGGCTGATACCGTGTTGCGAGATGTAGGCAGAGCGTCAGAAGCTATATCTATGGATAAGATTATACAGCCGCGAAATCAATCTATAACTCAAGCGCTGCAAAGGGAAGCTCAGATGCGGGGCGGAAACACCTCCATGGAGGATGTGTTTAGAGGCGTACAGGGAGACCCAATGGCGCTTACAAAGCTAATGGTTAGTATGGTGCCTTCTGCAAAAGGATTGTCTGATGCACAGATGTCAGAGGTGGCAAAAATCTTATACACTGAATCGCCTGAAATGATAAGGCAAGCCCTGACAGATCAGACTGTTGCTGGTGACGTCTTGCGTAAAGCGGAAGCAATAATCTCAGGTGCAGCTCAGTACGGAAGAACAGCCGGTGCTCAACAGGGTGCTCAAATCGGAGTGGAGAACTAAGCGTGGAACTAAAACCATTAGAGAAAGACGAGATCCAGAACATTGCTCGAAGCGCCATTGAGGACTGTGTTGATTTTGTAGAGTCTGAGATTGCTTTTAGTCGCCTGAAGTCGCAACGCTATTACGAGGGTAACGTGGACATTGGCCAGGAAGAGGGTCGGTCTAGCGTTGTATCTACAAAAGTGCGTGATGCAATTCGAGCTATCAAGCCCAGCCTGATGCGAGTATTCCTGCAAACTGACCGGGCTGTCGAGTATATCCCTGAGAAGCCCCAGGATGTCCAATTTGCCGAGCAAGCTACCAAGTACGTCAACTACAAGTTTAACGAGCTAAACGGCTACAGAGTGCTGTATGACGCCATACACGATGCCCTGCTGAAGAAGAACGGTATTGTTAAGTCTTATTGGGATACCTCAGAAGAAGCCGAGACTTACAGCTTTGATAACCTTAACGATATGGAATTTACTGCTATTGTAAATGACGAGGGTGTTGAAGTTATAGAGCATACTACGCGCATTGAGATTGAGCTGGATCAGATGGGGATTGAGGTTGAGTCTCCACGGCACGATCTAAAGATTATGCGTACCAAGGAGATGGGCAGCCTAAAGCTTGAAAGCGTCCCGCCAGAAGAGTTTTTTGTTGATTCAAATGCTAAATCGCTGGAAGACGCTTACGCTGTATGCCACAGAACAGACATGCGCGTTGGCGACTTGGTTGAGATGGGCTTTGACTTTGATGAAGTAGCAGAGCTTGGAGATTCTTCGCAATCTTCTACCTTCTCTGATATGGAAGAGTTTGAGCGCACAGGTTACGTTGACGACTACAACGACAACGATGACGCTGACCCTAGTATGCGCCTGGTTATGATTACCGAGTGCTACATGAAGATGGACGTTGACGGCACTGGCATTCCCCAAATGTACAAGCTGACTATGGGTGGCGATAATTACCACATGCTCGGCATGGAGCTATGGGGCCACTTGCCATTTGCAGTCTTTGAGGTCGATCCTGAGCCGCACACTTTCTATGGTAACTCTGTTGCAGACTTGATACTTAACGACCAGGACAGTGCCACAGCATTGCTTAGAGGCGTACTTGATAACATCGCTCTGACCAACAACCCTCGTACAGAAGTTATTGATGGTCAGGTTAACATTGACGACCTGCTGAATAACGAGATCGGCGGCATTATCCGTACTAAGCAAGCTGGCGCAATTACTCCACAGTCAATTCCTTTTGTCGCAGGGCAAACCTTAACTGCTATTCAATATTACGATCAAGAGATTCAAAACAAAGTCGGAATATCAAAAGCCAGTATGGGTCTAGACCCTGACGTACTCCAGGCAAGCACAGCAACAGCTATTATGGCTGCTAGGCAGGGTGGAGATGATCAAATTGAGATCATGGCCAGAAACCTTGCAGAAGGCGGAATGACCCAGTTGTTTAGATTGATGCTTAAACTTGTTGTCGAGAACTGTGACGAAGCCACAATTATGCGCGTTACGGGCGGACAATATGAGCCTATAGATCCCAGGTCGTGGGACAAGGCTATGGACGTTAGGATTAATGTCGGTCTTGGGACGGGCAAAGACGGCGAAAAAATGGCTGCTTTACAGCAGGCGCTGCAGGTTCAAATGCAGGTATTCCAGACGTATGGTATAGGAAACGGTTTGGTTGGAATGACTCAGATAAGAAACACTTTGGCCGATATGTTGGCCATAAATGGTCTTACCAACGCCGAGCGATACTTTATGCCTATGGATATGCAGGTTGAGCAGCAGATTCAACAGCAGCAACAGCAGCAGCAGCAGGGTCAAAAGCAACTTACTCAGCCAGAAGCATATGTCCAGGCTGAGCAGATTAAAGCCCAGTCTAAGGCGACTACTGACATGGCTAAACTGCAAATTGACGCACAGAAAGCTATTGCCAATGATGACCGAGAGCGCGACCAGATGGATCAAGATTTGCTGGTTGATGCGGCTGAGATACTAGGTAAGTACGGCACAGCAGTTGACACTGCAAGAATTAAAGCTGAACAAGCTGCGCCTAGATACCCAGACAGCACTCCGGTTCAAGCTGTAACCGGCGGTCGATTTTGAATATAAAAGATAAGGCTGCATTAGCCAGAAATTTAAGTCGAGATGAAACCTTTCAGGAAATCTTGCAAATTATTCGGGATAGGCAGTCCGCTGTCTTTCTGAACAGCCAGTCTCAAATAGAGACTATTAAAGGCGCTCATGATATAATCAGGGCGCTTAATTTGATCGAGGATCAATTCCAAACTGTATTTACAGACGAAGCGATCTACGACAAAAAGCAGAAGGAAACAGCACCGTGGAAACGACTGAAACTTTAGGCAGTACAGACGGCTCTATTGAGGGAGCCATTGCATCAATGATACAACCAGAAGAGGAGTCCAACACCGAGTCGGAGGCGCTTCAAGATGAGACAGAAGTAGAGTCTGAGATTGAACCCGCTACCCCAGGCGAGGAAGAGGACGAGCCGGAGGATGTTGAAACCGAGCAACCTGGTGATGATGACGATGAAGAGTCAGAAGAATCAGATGAGGAAGATGGAACGTCCGATGAGGATGACGAAGACACTGAAATAGCTGAAGACAAACAAGAGCAACAGTCATTCACCGTCAAAGTTGATGGCAAGAATACAGTTGTTACCCTTGATGAATTGAAGCAAGGATACAGTGGGCAAAAGTACATCCAAAAGGGAATGCAGGAAGCCTCTGAAGCCAAGAAAATGGCTGAGCAGGTCTATAGCGCCCTGTTGCATGAGCGACAGCAAATTGCACAAGTATACGAACAGGCAAAGAACGGGCAGCTAGCTACTGCGCCAATTGAGCCAGGAAGAGAGTTGTTTGAGACAGATCCAATCGGTTATATGGATGCAAAACTGAAATATGACGAAGCGCTAGGTTCTTATCAGAATCAAATGCATCAGATGGAAGCTGTTAACCAACAACAAACTGAAGCGACTCAGGCGGCCCAGAAAGCTTACTTGCAGCATGAATTGGCCAATCTCCAAAAGGCGATGCCAGAATTTGCTGACCAAACAAAAGCTCAAGCATTGCGAGAGCAATTGGTTACCGTAGGTGAATCTGTTTATGGATACGCTGCCGATGAAATTTCTCAGGTTATGGATCACAGAGCCATTCGGGTTTTAAGTGACGCCATGAAGTACCAAGAGTTATTGAAAGGCAAGAAGGCTGCTGAAGAGAAAGCTGACCCGGCAAAGCGCAGAAAGCGCCCCGTTAAGTCTGGATCGAAGCAAACCGGAAGCAACAATGCTAAGCGCAAAAAGGCAAAGCAAACTTTATCCCGCACTGGCTCCGTTGAGGACGCCATAGCTTTATTAATTGATTAAGGAATTTTAAAATGGCACAGCCTACTAATACTTTTGACACCTATGACGCGGTTGGTATCCGTGAAGACTTGAGCGACATCATCTACTCAGTTACTCCTGATGATACCCCGTTTTATACCGCTTGTAAGAAAACCAAAGCAACTAACACTCTGCACGAATGGCAGACTGATTCTTTGCGCAACTCTGCTGTAAACGCCCACGTTGAAGGCGGTGATACTTCTGCTGACCAAGTAACCCCTACTGTCCGCTTGGGTAACTACACGCAAATCTTTAAGAATGCTGTAACTATTGCTGACACTGAAGATGGCGTACTAAAAGCAGGCCGTAAGCAGGAAATGGCTTACCAAATGCTGAAAGAAGCCCGACAGCAGAAGCTTGATATTGAAAAGGCACTTTTTGAGAACCAGGAGCGAGTTGTAGGATCTGCTACTGTTGCTCGTAAACTTGCTGGTCTTGGCTCTTGGATTAAGTCTAACGAATCCAAAGGTACTGGCGGCGCAGCTCCTGCTGGCAATGGAACCAACAAGCGTACTGACGGCACTCAGCGTGTATTTGACCAAGCTAAGTTTGACTCCGTAATGGAGCAAATCTGGAGCAACGGTGGCGATCCTGATCGTGTTTACCTGTCTCCTTTCCAGATGAACAAGGCTCTGGGCTTTACTGGTAACAACAACCAGCGCTCTACTGTTCAGGCTGGCGACAGCAAAGTGGTTAAGTCTCTGGACGTTTATGTTACTCCTTGGGGTACTGTAGAGTTCATGCCTAGTCGTGAGAACCGTTCGCGTGATGTTTACATCCTTCAGAACGATATGTTCTGTGCTGCTATCCTGCGTCCAACCAAGAGTGTTGCATTGGCCAAGACTGGCGATTCAACTAAGCGTCAGATTCTTACTGAGCTTACTCTTGTATCTAAGAACGAAGCTGCAAGTGGTATCGTAGCTGACTTAACTACTAGCTAAATTTGTAGCAAGTGGTAACATTAAGGGGGGCTTCGGCCCTCCTTTTTTATGGAGATTGCAATGGACGACAAGTTTAAAGAAAAAGTTCACTATCACAGTGATGGCAATAAATTTACCATTCAACGACAGTATGACGTAAGCCCGATTCTAGAGCAGAACAAGATAATTCGAGACTCTGGCGCAGGCGTTACCGGCGAGAACAGGCTGGTAGGGCGCATTCCTATGTTTATGGTTACCGAGTGGATGAAGGAAGCAGGCGTTGCCTTAGATGACAATGATGGGAGAAAAGACATTATTCGCAAAAAGATGATGTCTGGCGACTTTGATAAATTTCGAGTGTGGGATGGGAAATTCTAATGACCGAAAAAACCTTAAAGTATTTCAAGCTATCGGATTTTGATTGCCAGCAAACTGGTGAAAACGAAATGGATATAGGGTTTTTGTGCAAATTAGACAGCTTGCGAGAAGCTTGCGGGTTTCCATTTATAGTCACTAGCGGTTATAGGTCTCCAGATCACTCCCTGGAGCGCTCTAAGCCAAATGGAGGCGGAACACATACCAAAGGTATAGCTGCGGACATAAGGGCTCTAAACGGCTCTCAGCGCTATGAAATACAGCGCCACGCATATGCTTTAGGTTTTAGTGGCATTGGTGTCCATAGATCGTTTGTACATCTGGATATTAGAGATACCACGCCAGTGTCATGGTGCTATTAGTATTTCTTTTTTTTAGTTACTTTTTTGCCTGACTTTTTTGCAGCCTTTTTAGCGGCAGCCTGGCCTTCTTTTGTGTACGGATAGTGCTTTTTGCCGACTTTAGGCATGATTTACTCCTACCATTTTGTTTTATTAGACCAATAAGCCGCTGACATCTTGCCCTTTTCTATGTTGCTACTGTGCCGGGCTTTAAATGATTTGCGCCTTGCTGCTGCCGCGTCTGATTCGCCTTTTGTTTTAGGAGATCCAGACACGCCCTGCTGCCCAAATCGAATGGTCTTTGTTTTACCATTCTCTTTTGCCACGACAACGTGGCTTTTGGTCTTGTGGCCTGGAGTTCGCTTTGGCTTATTGTAAGCGCTGACACCTGCGTTTGTAAGCTTGCTATCTTTTTTCTTCATACCCCGATTATACCACAACCTGAAATTAGGGCAAAAAAAAGACCCCGCTAGGAGTCTTTCGTTAGGTCTTCTTTTGCTATCGCTGCCAACCCAAGAAGCACCACTGTAATACCATACCAAACCATCTTTAAACCCTCTGTAATTATTCCCCCTAGAAAGGGTGCAAAATGCCAACTTATTCGTAGGGAAAAGTGCCTTAATTGAGAGGCGGATTTTACAGCAATCAGGTGTGATAGCTAATGTCTTATATTCATTGGTTTTATACCATAAATGATATGCAGTTACTCATGCTCACTATCAAACTCAAAATAATCATGAAAGCCATTCATTATGTATTGCTCAATGCAGTCCTTTATCGTCTCTTCATCAGGTGTATCAGTGTGCTTGTGCGCCCTAAGATAACCCGCGTCTGTACCTTGCTCGACTATCTGCTCTATCAGTTTATAAATTTTAACTTTCATTGCGATACTCCAGTTCATCTTGCATAACTTTGTACATAGCTGGGCGCATGGTTGCCTTCTGAGTGTCTAGGCAAGCCTGCAAGTGCTCTGTTTCCATTATAGCAATTGTGACATAACTCAAAGGCTGGCCACCCTGCTTACCATAAGTGCCCCATTTGAGAACTAGCCTTATCGATTCGTGGTCATCGTCTGACATAAGAGTAAGCACCTCTTCATCGCCGTGGGCAGAGCGCCTAACATATTCTAAACCACCATCCAGCATATATTCTTTGCCGTTGGCATCCATATGGGTTACATAGTCGTGACCATTCTTGGATTCAAGTATTGTGCCATCAGGTGTACGCATCTTACTGCAAAGTATCTCTGCCATTTGGTTTGCCTATTGTTTATTTTAAGGTGTATTGCACCGTATATTAGACATTTTTTAAACTAAAAGGCCCGTTTTATACCACAGGTGGGCCAAGCCTGCCACTAAGCGCGAGGACGCTAGGTATTGTTAAAAAGGTAGCTCATCGTCAAAGCTAATATCTGCAGTTGCCTGAGCTGGCGCTGGCGCCTGTGCCGGTGTCGATCCTGCGCCGACATAACCCAACTTTGCATCCAGTATTGCAATAGAATTTATAGGCCCATTCTTTCCCTGGAAAGTCTTAATCTGACAGCCAGAACCGCTTATTTCAATTACAGACCCTTCAACGAGCGCTCCAGTATAAAATTCTGCTTGGTTACCTGCTCTGGCAAATATCACAGCTTCGTAATTAGTGTACTCTTGGGCTTTAGTTTCGCGGTTGTAAAACTTGACGCCTAATCTAACGCCAAAGCCTGTGCTGTCGCCAGCTTGAAATTGGTTAGCTGCTCGGTTTAATTTACCTGTTATTGATACGCTCATTTTTCTTCCTCATTAGGGTTGTAATTTTTTACTAGCTTCCAATATGAAAGCAATTGTTTAAACATCTCAAGATGCCGTTTATGTGATTCTTCCGGCCAAACATAGCCACACACTATAGTTGGGTCTTTTCGGTCAATAAATACCGATATTCTTTCCGGGTTAAGAAAGTTTGCACCAGCAGCATAGGCAGACAACTGCATACCATGCTCATTATACACCAACTTAGACCCATCAGAATCTTTTGTAAGACCGTCCTTGGTCTTGAAATCTACAAACACTCCTGCCGCGCTTCGCAGGTCCATCTTGCCACCAAAACCTAGAGGACTTGTGAACGACTCTTCAGCAAACCAAGTCTCGCCAGGAAACATTAGCTCCAAGTAATCACGCACTGCGCAATACGCATCATTGTTGCTTTTACCTTTAAAACCTTTTTCAATCTGTGCGTGTATCTCAGTACCACGCTCAGCAGCCTTTTTGCCCTCCTGTTTTGATTGCCATTTAATTCTTGACCTAAATTCATTAAGCGTCTCACTGTTATGCTGCTCAAGGGTTGTAGCCGCTAATATTGCCTGGTCTACCTTCCAGTTTTCTAGCGCTGGCTTAGCTGCAATTCCAAGTATCGTGGTCACAGAAGGTACTAGCTTTAACTTCCTGGCATCCCTAAGCGTAGTGTTGCGCTCAGATCCGTTAGTCCCAATAATCGTGTAGGCGGGGTTTCCGTCCTGGTCATACCAATGCCCTGATTCTGCCACATACTTATTCATTTGGAATTGCCCATGCTGGCAAGTTATTGGCAGATGCACCAGGCTTTAAGTAGTACAGGTAGCGGCCAATCCCCCAGCGGACTGCAGACCTTTTAAACGCGCCAGATATGCCTCCCTTGTCGCCCTCAATTTTAGTATCCCCTGAGCCATCAGCCTTGGTTACCCACTCACCCTCCACGCGAATAGAAATGTAACAGATTACCCTGCCGCTGCACTCCTCGTAACGGTCCTGCCAGTTCTCTATCCCTACAACGTCATCAAGACGCTTCATAACGTCTCTTGCGTTAAGATACGCCAGGTCAATTCCGCCCTGCTTTCTCCAGCTCAAAGCCCTTGGGTTAAATGGGGATTTTAGTGCTGCTTGCACAGATGCCCAGTCTTTAGATTCGCTCATTATAGTGCCTCAATTTCAGTTAAGTGTGATTGCCTTTCAGATTCGTTGTACAAAGAGCCATACGCCAAATAATAACTGTCAGGCATATTATCTCGCGCAGCTAGGTGATCGTAAAAGTCTAGCTCAGCCATGCGAGCATAGAAAGTGTTGAAGTCCATCAGGTCAGATACGGTGAAGTTTTGCATTGTTTCCCCTCGTTTTTAGTTAGTTCTCGAACTTTACGCTATAATCTGCAAATGCGCAACCAATCATTTAAATAAACTTATTAAGGGTTAATGTTGCCATCTTTGGTTACTAAGGGTAAGATGTCACTTCACTTAACAGCTAGGAATAATCATGGTTTTTAACATTAAGCAGGCTATACGAGTTGCAGGCGCAGTACACAATTTAACAAATGCTGAGCTTTCCGGGGCCGCACAACTTAGGCCGCAGCAACTTTCCTTTATGAAGAGCGGTCAGTCAAACCCAAACATTAGAACCCTATCTAGAATCAGTGATGCACTGGGAATACCTTTGAGCGAGTTTATTGCCTATGGTGAAAGTTATGGAAAATAAGAAGTCGTATTATGCAATTATCCCCGCAAGCGTTAGGTACGACAAGCGCGTTACTCCTATGGCTCGACTTCTTTATGGTGAGATTACTGCACTGTGTAACGAAAAGGGTTACTGCTGGGCTTTCAATGAGTATTTTGCTGAACAATACGATTGCTCTACAAGATCAATTACTAAGTGGATTGGCCAGTTAAGCGATTGCGGCTACATTCAGACTCAATTGAAGTATCGTGACGGCACGAAGCAGGTTGAGAGGCGATACATTAGATGCGTCCAGGCGTCAGTAGGTGGTGAAGATGTGTTCACTACCCCTGGAACGATTGTTCATGACCCTATAGAACAAATGTTCCCCACCCCCCTGAACGAATCTTCTAGGTTAATACTACAAACTAATACTACAACTAATACTACAGTGGTGAAGAAGAAGCATCCCACAAAAGAAGAGGTTCAGGAGTATTGTAATTCTAGGGCTAACGGAATTGATGCCGATCATTTTGTTGATTACTATTCGACTCGCGGCTGGAAGACTAAAGGTGGTAACCCGGTGACTGACTGGCAAGCTTGCGTAAGAACCTGGGAGCGCGGAGACAAGCTTAAAGCGCAAACAAAACAAGTAAAGGCAAGCGATTCTATACGGTCGCGGGGAATCATTGCAGACGCACACGACAGGAGCTGGGCATTATGAAACACACTAATTTTTATCAACCTAAAAAGAATGCTTCTAATGATCGCAAAAGGCATTGGTTTGAATATGTCGGCAAAAATTACCTTGGATTTGTCAACGGCGAGCGCTACAGCTACAAATGCATATCCGCTGCAACAGGCATTAAGACGGAATCGTTAAGAACCAGGTTAAGGTCTGAAAACATTGATAAAAAAGATGGATCTAAATGGGTGGTTACTCGTTATACGTTAAGGACAGCTCAAGAAAGGGCATTTGCTAAGCCAAAACAAGCCAATAAAACTAATAAAGAGCGAGCGCTCAAGATCAATAGGTGTGAAACACTTTCTGAAATTTTGTCAAACAAATGGTTAAAGGTGAAATTATAATGGGCGAGCAAGTTACGGTAAACAGCGACAAATCCCTTGGCACGTTTATGGCTAGAGTAGCAGAACTTCACGCATCAAGTGGATGGGTAACGTATTCTTGGGCAACGGGCAGGACTAGGTCTAACAACCAAAATTCTGCAATGTGGAAATACTTTGGCCATGTAGCGGAGGGTTTAAACAGAATTGAAATCCCTTGTTACATTAGCTCTCCAATGTTTAAAACAGGCATTGAGGTAGAATGGACCAAGGATTTAGTTTCCAAAATGTGGCTTGCAGTCCAGGAAGCAGTTGCCCCTGGTACTGGAGATTCAACCAGAAAATGCCCAAAAGACAAAGTTTCTAGTATTTATGATATTATAAACAGGAAATTAGTTGATTTAACAAATGGGCAAGTTAATGAGCCATTTCCAGCGATACTTGATTACCCTGAAAAGGCAACGAAACATGGCTAAAAAAACATTAAGAGCGCAGTGCTTAGAGGCCATACAACGCCTTGTAAGGATGAAAGCGGCCAATGATGATGGAATGGTAAACTGCGTGTCATGCAACGCTTACCTTCATTGGAAAGATGCGCAGGGAGGGCATTACATTGCCAAAGGTAGTTCATCCTATTGGGCTCTTGAAGAAGAGAACGTCCACCCTCAATGCGTAGGGTGCAACATATTTGGGATGTCTAGAGGGAGCGCTGAAGGTCAATATACACTCTGGATGATTGATTACTATGGCAAAGAATTTGTTGAAACCATGCATCGAGACAAGCGCAAATTAAAAAAGCTTTACGCAGCAGATTATCGAGAATTGCTTGAGTCCATGAAAAACAAAATGAAAATTGAAGAGAGCCGGTTATTATGAATTTAACTATTGAGTCAAAATACGAAAAATACGATGTTGGCCAACTGATAGATTTAACCCACCATTTCGGATTCATTGACGCAAAACAAAGAATCTACAATATTGTTCAATCTATTGTTTCTGGTTTAGCTAAGCCATGCGAAGCAATAGAAGAAATTAATTCTATAGGGATTGAGATTCAGGATATGATATTTGAACTGATAAAACCTATTGATGAAGAACAATTACAGTTGCTTAATCCAATGTTTGATGTAGAATAGTAGTCGTGCAATTTTGCACATAACCATGCCTCATACACATGGTTAGGCTTGGGCGGCCTACGGTTGCCTAGCGCCAGTTGATTGTTATTCCCCTTTGGCCCTGTTAACGCAGGGTCTTTTTTTTGCCTGCTTACATAACCTTTTTGCATAAGCATATGCGTTTAAGTTCTTAGACGGTAACAGTTACTGGTGTATAATAGAACCTCACTAAAGGGGAACAAAATGAAATCAGCATATTTATCACAATGGGAAATTCAGCAAATGGCTGAAGCGGCTTTGACTTCATACGAGTTTAGCTGCTGCTGGAATCGCGCTTTTCAGGAAGCTGCTGAGTTTGCAGCCGATGAGCTAGGTGTCAAGGCTACTCGCGCACAAGCAGCAACAGCCGTAAGGATTGCTCAAACTGGCTGGGAAGGCATACGCCAATTGGTGCAGTCTGTAATTTTTGAACCACAAGCAGGAGAAACAAAATGAAATGCACTTTTGATAACGTAATTTCGCAAGCGCCATCTAATTGGGACAATGACCTTATGAGCTTGTCAGATGAGCTTAAAGATTTAGCGGTTTATAGCTGGTTTAAAGCTCGCCCAAGCTGGATTGAGGATTACCTTCCTGAAGCCGTTTTCGGCCAGGCTAAAAGCTTGATACACTGCTTATACACTGATAGTTCGGCTTTTAAACCTTTATTAGACGAGTGCAGAAAATCTTTTAGCGTGACTTTAGCTTTTCCTATTGAGGGAAACGAAGATGTATTTTATTCAAGTTCGGCTCTGGGTGATTTTGAAACTCTGTGCATTGATGCCGTTGCTTTTCTTGATAATAGTAATATTGGCTACGCAGATATGCTTAAAGAGCTTATCTATCTTAATCTTGAAAGCACGTTGCGCGAAAAGCTGTTTGACGCTCAAGGTCTTGAAGAATCTTACGATTATAATTAAGGGGAAATAGAATGGAAAAATTAACTGGTAATGTCCAGGGAATGCCTAAAAACGCTATTGGAATTTTAAACGGCTTATATTATAAAATTGGTTTACATGACTTTAGTTATTACTGGAGCGGTGACTCATGGTTAAAAAGCCAGCATCCAACGATTTTGATAGAGGCTGCGCTTAAGAAGTGTCGTCATAAATTTTCTTTGAATAACGAGGTTTAAACAATGGCAAAGTTAACGCAGAATGAGCGTGTAATAAATTACCTTAGTCAAGGAAACAAAATAACGTCTTTAGATGCCTGGAAGGAGCTTGGCATTATGCGCCTGGCTTCTCGGATATACGACATCAAGCGCCAGGGTGTTGCAGTTCAAAAAGAGCAGATAACGGTTAAAAATAGGTTCGGCGAAAGCTGCACCGTTTCACAGTGGAGTATGCCTCAATGAACGGTAAAGGATCAGCTCCAAGGCCAATTCCCAACCGGGGAACTTATGAATCTAACTTTGACGCCATATTTGGAAACAAAGAAAAGAAGCCAAAACAAAAGGCTGATATGATGCGTGACATGCGTCAGCGCAGAAAAACTGAGGGGCTGACTGAGATCAGTATTTGGGTAACCCAAGAGCAAGAAAAGCAGGTTATGGAACTGTTGGGAAAATAGGCATATACTGTTGCTATATACAGCAATTTGGAGTTGTTATGGCTAGACATTTGATTATCCCAGACACGCAGTGCAAGCCCGGCCAAGATTTTGAGCATCTTCGCTGGGCTGGCTTGTATGCGGCAGAAAAAAAGCCTGACGTAATTGTTCACATTGGCGACCATTGGGACATGCCCAGCCTTTCAAGCTTTGATGTCGGAAAAAAGCTTTTTGAGGGTAGGCGCTACGTTGACGATGTAAACTCTGGCATTAACGCTATGAGGATCTTCCTGGAGCCTATTATAGAGGAGCGCCAAAGGCTTATTAGGAACAAAGACAAGCGATGGAACCCTCGAATGGTGTTTACTCTTGGTAACCACGAGAACCGTATTTCGCGAGCTATTAACGATGACCCCAAGCTGGAAGGGCTAATAGGATTTCAGGATTTAATGCTTGAGCAGATGGGCTGGGAGGTTTATGGGTTCTTAGAGCCTGTTGTAATAGATGGAATTTGCTATTCACATTACCACTGCTCAGGCGTAATGGGCCGCCCTGTCTCATCTGCTCAGCTTATGCTCAACAAGTTGCACATGAGTACCTGCATGGGCCACGTTCAGGACAGGCAGATTGCATTCTCCAAGAGAGCGGACGGTAAACGAATGACTGGCGTGTTTGCCGGTATATACTACACTGAAGATCAAGACTACCTAAACCCTCAGACAAACAATAGCTGGAGGGGGATTTGGATGTTTAACGAGGTAGACGAGCATGGGCAGTTTGATGAGATGCCTATTAGTTTGCCCTACTTAAAATCGGAGTACGAAGGCAAATGAGTGATGCAATCAACCCTGACCACTACAAGTCTGGCAGCATAGAATGTATTGATGCAATCCAGGAATCCATGTCTAGCGATGCATTTAAAGGCTACCTAAAGGGTAACTGCATGAAGTACCTTTGGAGGTATGAGACAAAGCACCCTGACAAGCCAGGGCAGGATTTGGCCAAAGCTATGTGGTATCTTTCTAGGCTCAAGACCTTTGTGGAGGGAGAGAGTGAATAAAGTTATTAATCTAATTAATGCTAAAGAGGTCTCTAAAGAGGTCTCTAATGGTAGCTCGGCGATGCTGCTAAAAAAAGTATATTGTGAGTGTGGTCAAGAGATGAAGTATTGGCTGTGCGAGAAAGAAGAGACAGCTTACGGCGTTTGCGACATATGCCACCTATCTTCACCTACTGAGATAGAATGGACTGAAACTATCGAGGAAGACCAGTAATAGGGTATAATCGGACTATGATAAGGATAACGATAGACGAAGACATACACGAGGCTGATGTAGAGTTGGTAAACGACTTTGCCCTGGCTTTGACCGACAAAGATAGGCATCTGATGGAAGAGGTGATTTATTTAACCTGGGAACGGCTAGACTGCTCCTGTAGATGCTATGAAGTAAACTGCATATGCGAGAAGATATGAGCAGACCATCAATATTCACTTCTGATTTGGGTGACAGCATTTGTTACAGGCTATCAATGGGAGAGAGCGCCAGGCAGATATGCCGGTCAGACCAGATGCCTAGTCTATCTACGCTGATGAAGTGGCTTACAGAGACAGACAAGAAAGAGTTTTCGGAGCAGTACGCGAGAGCTAGAGACTGTCAGGCTGACTTTTACGCAGATGAGATCGTAGACATAGCCGATGAGCTGGGTGATGACGTAGACAGTAACGCTATTAACAAGGCCAAGCTGCGCATAGATTCACGCAAGTGGAAGGTTGCCAGGATGTCCCCCAAGAAGTATGGAGACAAGCAGCAGTTGGATGTAACGTCCTCTGATGACTCATTCCAGCCTACTATCATCACGCTAGTAGCAGAGCCTTTCCCTGAGTTTGATAATGGCCAAACCCACTAAAGCAGAGATCAGGCTACCGCCTAAGATTGTTTCTATATTCGAGGGTGAGGCCAGGTATCGTGTGGCTTATGGTGGTCGAGGGTCAGGTAAGACTAGATCCTTTGCATTGATGACTGCAGTCGTAGGATACAAGTGGGGTATGTCCGGGCAGAGTGGGCAGATCCTATGTGCGCGTGAACACCTCAACTCCCTTGATGAATCATCCCTTGAGGAAATTAAATCTGCTATTCGCAGCGTTGACTGGCTGGCCGCTTATTACGAGATAGGCGAGAAGTTTGTCAGGTCTAAAGATGGGCGTATTAACTACGTCTTTGCCGGTCTAAGGCGTAATCTAGATTCAATCAAGTCAAAGGCTAGGGTTATCTTGGCATGGGTAGACGAGGCCGAGGGTGTGTCTGAGTCCGCCTGGCTAAAGCTTATTCCTACTGTCCGAGAGGATGGCTCTGAGATTTGGGTGACATGGAACCCGGAAACAAAGCAATCAGCTACTCACCGCCGGTTTAGATTGAACCCTCCAGAAGATATGAAGATTGCGACTATCAACTGGCAGGATAACCCTTACTTCCCTGATGTCCTTAACCGTGAGCGCCTAGAGGACAAGAAGCTACGCCCTGATATGTATGACCACATCTGGGAAGGCGACATGCTAATCCATGCTGATGGTGCGTACTACGCAACAGAGATGCGCCTGGCTAACGAGGAGGGTAGGCTTGGGGTAGTGCCATACGACCGCGCTGTTGGCGTTGTAACGGCTTGGGATCTTGGGGTAGGCGATAGCACCTCTATCTGGTTTGCGCAGTTTGTAGGGCAGGAGGTGCGCCTTATAGACTACTACGAGTGCAGCGGTGTAGGTCTGGATCATTACGCTAAGGTTTTGGCTGATAAAGGCTACCATTACGAAAGTCACATCCTTCCGCATGATGTCAGGGTGAGGGAGCTTGGCACTGGCAAGTCCAGGCTAGAAACATTAGAGACTCTTAGAGTGACCCCGGTTGTTATTGCCCCACAGCTTGGAGTAGATGACGGCATACAGGCTTCCAGGACCATGTTGCACAAATGCTGGTTCGATATTGTTAAGTGCGAGCGAGGCATTGATGCTTTGCGACAGTATCGCCGAGACTATGACGACAAAAACATGGTGTGGCGTGGGCGCCCATTGCACGACTGGACCAGTCACTGCGCCGATGCGTTTAGATACCTGTCAGTTGGTTACAGGCCAGCGACAAATTGGGGTGAGCCCATCCGCAGGAACCTTCAGGGAATTGTCTGATTTGTGATATAATCGGCCATCTATAAATTACATTGAGATTTAGGGTATGGCTGGAAGAATTAAA